AGAACTGGTCACGGGAGCGGCAGCCTCTTGGGCTGGAAGTCGATGAACGCGGCGAACGCCCTCAGGTGCTCGTTGGAGTAGGAGACGCGCCGGGAGCGCACGCACGAGTACGAGGTGGTCGCGCCCGACTCCCCGTACTCCAGCGTCTGCTCGCCGGCCGCTATCTTGGCGTTGAGCGCCGCCACCTTGGCGTCTAAGTCCGCGAGGCTCGTGCCCCGGATGAGTAGCGGCACGTGCATGTCGATGAGGTGCGCTTCCGAGACGTTCACCTGCACCACTGTGCCGTCCGCTCCCGCCACCTCGTCGTAGGAGAGGTCCTCCGCGCCCGGGTCGAAGCCGGTCAGAAGGTGGTAGCCGGTGCCGTCGTTCAGGTCCAGGTCGCCGTACTTGCAGACCGTTCGCGCCACGCCTTATCGCCTCCGCGCCCGGTGCCGCGCCGCTGCGTCCGCCGAGCGGCCCACATGCGGCGCCAGGGCGCTGCCGACCTCGCTGGCCATGCCGACCAGCGCCGTCCCGCCGGGAAGGTGGACGTGGTGGTGCTCGTGGACCACCACAGGCTCGCTGGCCGCTCGTCTCGACCCTGCGGCTAGGGGAACCCGCGCGGAGAGCGGAGCGACCGTCATCGCGCCTGCCACGTCCGCCATGGCGAGACGCGGGAGCCTCGCCGACTCGGCGATACCGGCCGCCAGTCCGGCCATGAGCTTCTGGCCCACGGGGTAGAGCGGCCCGTGCGAGAAGTGGATGAACCCGGCGATACGGCTGGCGACTCCGGCCAGCTTGTCGTACAGCGCCTGGGCCTTCTCGGTGACGCCCCTGATGAGTCCGGCAATCAGGTCGCGGCCCTTCTGGACCAGCAGGCTGCCGAGGTTGCCGATAGCCGACCGAATCTTGCCGGGCAGGCTCCGCACGAAGCCGACCACCCGGGAGACGCCCGAGGACACCGCGTTCTTGAGGGCGTTCCACGCCGCCCGGGTAGCGGCTACCAGGAGGTTCCACGCCAGCTGGAGCGCGGCCACGGCTAGCTTGCTTAGGCCCTTCACGATAGCCACGATGACTTGCCCCGCGCCCCTGGCTATCTGCTTGATGCCGTTCCACGCTCCGGACCAGTCGCCGCGTATCACCGCGAGGACCGTCCGGATGATGCCCGCGATGATGTTCATGACGCCCTGAATCACGCCGAAGATGGCCTCGAACGTAGCCTTCACGGCATCCCAAAGCGGGCCCAGGACCGCCTTCACCTCGTCGCCGTGCTCGGCCCACCACGCCACCAGATGGTCGAGCGTCTTCTTCACCTCACCGCCCAGCGTCTGGATGTGTCCCCAGAACTCCTCCAGCACGTCCATCAGCCCGGCGTCCACCAGCGCGTTCCCGAGCGCCTGGAAGCCTTCGAGGACGAGCGGCACGACCGTCTCGATGGCGCTGCCCACATCCGAGAGGAAGTCCTTGAAGCCTTCGCTCTGGAGCGCACCGCCCAGCGCGTCCCCTAGCGCCTCCGCGACCGGCCCGACCTTCTCGGTCAGGCTGTCCAGCAGCGTGATTGCGCCGCCGAACACCTGCTTGAATATGGGGAAGACTCCGGACAGGAGCGAGGCACCCAAGCGGCCCGCCGCCGCGCCGACGTTGCGGAGCGCACCCATCGTCGTGTTGCCGGAGGCCAACGCCGAGCCGCCCAGCCCGTCCTCCATCGCCTGCGCGAACGTGGCGAAGTCCAGCTCCCCGCGACGGCTCATCTCGTAGACCTCGGCGGTCGTCTTGCCGAGCGTCTTCCCGAGAAGCTGGACGATGGGGATGCCGCGCAGGTGGAGCTGATTGATTTCCCGGGCGGATACCTTCCCGGAAGCCGCCACCTTGTTGAAGATGGCCCCCATCTCGTTGAGCGGAGCCTTACCGATGGTGGCCGCGTCGGCGGTCAGCTTCAGGACGCGTTCCAGGTCCTTGCCCGGTTGGATGCCCGCCGCCACGGCGCTGCCCGCGATGGTCGCCGCCTCGTCCAAGCCGTAGGCGGTGCCCTTCACCGAGGCCAGCGCGTTGTCCATGATGCGCTGTACGTCCTTGGCGCTGTGACCCAGCCCGCGGAGCGACGCCTCTGCGTTCTCGATGGCCGTGAGCCTCTTGAAGCCCATCGCGAGCGACGTGCCGACCGCCGCCGCAATTGCCACGCCGCCCGTCTTCGCCAGACCGGCAGCCACGCCCATCAGCTTGCCACCCGCGCCCTTGAACCGTCCGCCGAGTCCGTTCATGTCGCGGTTGAGCGGACCGTCGTCCAGCCCCAGCGTGGCGACCAGCTCAGCTACCGTCAGCGCCACTACTTCTCACCTCGCTTGGGGAACCGCGCGAAGAACGCGGGCGCGTCCTTGGCGGTGAGCGGGCGCGGCTTGCCGCCGCCTCCGGAGAGGATGCGGAACACGGAGTCCGGGGACAGCCCGTAGAGGAACGTCGAGAAGCGCCGCCAGCTCATGCCGTCCTTCAGCGCTTCCGGGAGGTCGATTTGGTACTCGCGGCGGTAGTCCGCTTCGAGCGCCCGCCAGTGGCGGAGGATGGCTGCCCCGTCTTGGGGCGAGCCGCTTCCCCCGTCTCCTCGCCTCCCGCCTTGTACGCGGCGATGACGGCCTGTAGGAGTTGCGTCATCGCGTCCACGCTCATACCGCCGTCCAGCCACGCCTCCAGCACGTCGGCCGGCACCATCTCGGAAAGGCAGGCCACCGTCTCGGAGAGCGATGGCTCGCGTCCGCCCTCGCCCTCCGCCTCCATCCGCAGCAGGCGCAGGACCGGCTTGGCCGGCAGCGAGGCGTAGAGCGTCCAGTCGCGGCCGAGGTAGCGGACCACCACCGGCGTCTCTTCGGCCTCGGCCAGCGCCGCGTCGAAGTCGATGAAGCGTTCCGCGTCGGCCATGGTCACGCCCTCTCCGGAACGCCGTAGACCTTCAGCTCCGCGCCCCACGTGGCCTTGTCCGAGCCGCCGAACGGCGTCACGGTCGCCCACGCCTTGAACGTCAGCGTCTCTGCCCCGGATGCGGCGGGAGACGTGATTTGGTACTCCAGCAGCGCGTCCGGCCCCATCGCGTCCATGACCGCCTCGACCGCCGCCTGCCCGGTGTCACGCTCGCCGGTGTCGGCGTCCTCGATACGAGCGCCCTTCAGGGTCACGGTGTAGCCGCGCCCGATGGGCACCGGCTTGGCAAAGCCGCCGTCGTCGGCGTCCATGAAGTCCACCTCGCGGCCGGACTCGGCCCACGCGATGCCGTCCTCGTCGAGCCCGGCAATCGGGGTCCAGGTCGGGGACTGGTCCGTGCCCGTGTTCACCGAGATTTCGAAGTCCCGGGAGAGCACCTTGTCGTCGCTTGTCGTGGCCATCGGTCAGCGTCCTTTCAGTCGCGGTGTTCCGTCGCTCGCCTGACGTGCAGGGCGAAGTTGAGGGTGAAGCGGTAGCGGTCCCGCTCGTCGCGCCCGAGGTTGAACGGTCCGGTCTGGAGCGAGGAGCAGACGCACAGCCGCACCTCGTCCTCGCCGCCCGGGTCGAGCGTCACGTAGCGCAGTCCCTGCAGCGCGTCGTAGAGCGCCTGAGCGGCAGCCGCAGGCGTCTCCGGGTCGTCCGGAGCGCCGCGCACCATGAGCTGCACGGTCGGCTCGTCCCAGCCGTAGGTCGCCGCCGGTCCTAGCGGGTTGCCGCCCGTCGAGAGGACCATCAGCGCCTCGTCCGGCGCATCCGGCAGGCGCTCTAGTAACACGTTGCCCGTCGTGCCCGTGGCGTCGTAGGTAACCAGCCCGGCCGCGTCGAGATACTTCGCCAGTGCCCGGGCAATCACGGCAGCCTCGCCTTCACCTGACTGCCCACCCAGCGCATGATGCGCGGCCCGTCTTCCTTCGCCGCCAGCTCCAGCCACTTGGCCCGCCGCCCGGGAGCGTGCCGCCAGCCCGTCTCTTCGTGCTGCCGCGCAGCGTAGGCGGAGGCAGCGCCGCCGTAGCCGACCTTGGCCAGCAGATGCGTCGGGGTCGCCTTCTCCACGTTGCCGGAGGCCGACAGCACGCCCTCTTGATAGGGCACCGTCTTGTTGGCCACGTTCAGCAGCTCCGCCGCGCCGTCGTTCAGCGTCGTCGCCGCCGCGTCCCGGACCTGACGGAGAACCTTCTCGCGGTGGTCGCGTACCATGCGGATGCTCGCCAGCTTGCTCACCGCCCGCTCCGTCCCAGCGAGACGCGCAACGCCTCCGTCCGCAGCAGCCCGCCCAGCACCTCCACGGCGACCACGGAGTAGGTCCGCCCGGAGACGGTCACGCGGTCCCCGACCGTCACGGCTGCGTCTGGACGCAAGTAGACCGTAGCCTCGGAGACGGTCACGGCGTCCTCGGTAACGCGCACCAGCCGTCGTGTGCGCTCGACGCGAGCCGGATGTGTGGTAGGAGTCTCGTAGACCGCGCCGGACGCGCCCTCACCCTGCAGCGACTCGACAGCGACCTTCTGACGGAGTAGCGCGGTGGGCATCACAGCAGCATCGCTCCCCGGAGGATGCGCAACGCCTGCGGAGCGACGACCGGAGGACGGACGCCGGAGACGCCGCCGATGCTCACGGCGGTGCCGGCCAACCCGTCGATATCGTGCTCCTCGCCCGTCTCCGCCCAGAAGCGGACCTGAGCGCAGGCCGCGTCACGCAGCGCCTCTGCCACCGCAGAGTCGGTCGGTACGCCGTCCTCGTCCACGAGGAACGGAGCCGTGACCGTATCGTCCAGCAGCTCAGACGCGCGGAGGAGCAGCCGCTCCGCGTCCGGCGGCGCAGCCAGCCCGCTCCACGTCCCGTACTCCCCTGCAGTCGCGTAGGGTGTCCAGCTCATGCGTCCTCGGCCTCCGGGGTATCCGGCGCGTCGAACGCGTCCGGGAAGTCCACAGGCGTCTCAACCGGCGTCTCGACGGGCGACGGCGCAGGCGCTTCGCGCTGCCGGTCGCGCACCGGCTCCAAGCGCCGCGAACGGCGCAACCAGATGGTCTTTCCGTCCGTGTGTGGCAGGTGGTAGTAGGGCACGCGGCTCACCTCTCTCCGTCCCTCGCCCCGACCGGCACGCGTTCGCGCCGGAAGATAGGCGGGTGGTCAACGCGCAGCCGTGGCGTCCCGGGTGCGCTCAGGTTCGCGGCCTCGCCCGTCCAGTCCACGTCCAGCGCCGAGGCGTGCTCCCCGAGGAACGTATGCGCGACTCGTGGACGGCCAGCGGTGCGGCTGCGGTCGGTCCCGCCCCGCCCCTCCACGAGCGACGGTCCGTCCGCGTGGTCCACGAGCGACGGCCACGTGTACCAGATGCGGGAGCGGCGGACGAGGCTCCAGTACCGGCTGAGCCGTCGGTCGTAGTTGGGTACGCCCGTCAGCGCGTCGTAGTGGGCAATCATGTCGCGGATACAGGCCGTGGGCACGACCACGAGCGGACCCCAGTTCAGCGTGTGCATGGTGAGCCACGAGATGTGCGCCCGGCGGTGCTTGCGCAGCGCCTTGTCGATGAGCTGCGCGTATGGCCGGACGCGCCCCGCGTAGCCGCACAGCGGCACGTCGGCGGGGAGATAGTCCAGCGCCCGCTCCAGCCCCGCGCAGAGGTCGCGGCAGACCAGCACGTCGTCTTGGATGACAGCGTGGTAGTCCGCTTCCGGGTCGTAGCTGAGCATCGCTCGCCGCCCGGTGTCGTGGCGGTCGTTCTTCCGGTCCCACACAACGGGCACGTCGATACGGTCCAGCGCGGAGAGAATCCGCTCGACGCTTGCCGCCCGCGCTGGGTGCGCCATCATCGCCACGGACAGCCTCACCGCGCCGCCTCCCGCTCGAACACCCAGAAGCCGATGGCCCGGTCCGGCCCCTCGTGGGCGCAGCGCCAGCCCCGGGGAACGTCCGGCAGGAACTCGCGGTGCAGCACGTGCGCCTCCCCGGCCTCGTCGTGGTTGGAGGAGTGGACGCACACGACCGGGGCGGAGTCGAACAGCAGCTTGAGGTGCCGCCGGTAGAGCCGTTCCTCGGTCAGGTGGAAGAGCACGTCCAGCGAGAGCGCCAGCCCGGCCGGAGGCAGCTCGGGTGCGCGGATGCCGTCGAAGTAGACCCACGCCCGGCGCGGCAGGCGGACGCGCTCCCGGCAGATAGCCAGCGCCGCCGCCGATACGTCCAGCCCCACGTAGCGCCGCACCTTCAGCCGCGCGGCAATCTCGCCGTCGCCGCAGCCCCAATCGATGATGCGGTTGACGCGGTAGCGGTCCGTCAGCGCGTTCACGAACGCCGCCTTATGACGCGCCGCCGCGCCGCGCGAGCCTTCCCCGGAGCCGCGCCGT